CACTTCTGGTATTGGAAACTCTATAAGATTGGTGGAGGTGTAAAATGGGAGAGTATGCAGATTCTTTAAAAAAGAAAAAAGTTGTTATTCCTACTCAAGCAAAAAAGGCTGATGCTGTAGATAATAAAAAAACAAAGTCTCTTAATGATGCAAGAACTATTGCAAATAATGCTAATACTAGAGAGAGTAGAACTTCTCAACCTTATGTTTCTCCAAAGACACCAACAGCAATAGTGCCAAAAGTGACTGTAGAGACAAAGAATAACTCAAAAACTCCAAATAATTCTGGAGTTAATGGAGGATCAACAAACTCTGGTGCAGGAAATTCTGAATCAGCAATTCCACTTCCAAAAAATCCTCCTCCACCAAAAACTATTACTGCAGATAAATATGGGGCAGTAAAAACTCCTAGCAAAGATACTTTAAACATATCTTCCTTAATCCCACAAGAGTCTGCTCAAAAAATTAGTAGGATGCTTTTTGAAGAATTATCTGCCATTGAATTATCCATTATTGAAAGACATGACACTATTGATGGAATCAGACAACAGTATGCAATTATATCAAATTTGTCAGAAGTTAGAAGAAAATTTGATGCAAAAAGATCTTTAACAAATATTGAAAAAGGATCTGGATTATCGATATATCAGATCGATTTAGACTCAAAAATTCCAGATTACAACTACCTTGTGACAAACGGTCTTACTAAAGAATATAGTTACCTTGATGAAAGTGGAGTGTTGACAACAATTGAAAAGGGATTTTTGTATATAGATACAAATGGAGACTTAATCATAGAGCTTGACAATATTTATGATGGAGAACAGATACAAATACAAATTGACTCAAGTGGTACAATATATGAGGTGGATAATTAATGATTACTAGTGACGGAAAAACAATTATTGCAAAGTATTTGCTAAACCAGGCTCCTGAGTTTGTTAGCCATATTGCTGTTGGTGTTGGAGGAAATGCATTAAGCACATCTTCTTCAGTAACATATTCTTCATCAGCAGAGTCATTAGACTTTGAAGCTTTTAGAGTTCCAGTAATTGCAAAGGGATTAATTAAAGAAGATGGTGTAGAAAAATTAGTATTTAAAGCAGAGATGCCAACAAGCGAAAGATACAGACTTACAGAAATTGGACTATATCCAGCAGAGTCAAATTTACTGGCTGAAAGATACGATAGCAAAACATTTATTAGTTTTACAAATTCCGAACCTTGGACATACGTTTTACAAGGGTCTGCATCTGCAGTTCCATATGTAAACCAATCATTACAAGTTGCTGCAGATACCTCTATTACAGCAGGTGGTCTTGTTGGAAACTTTATAACAAACGCAACTGGTCAAAAAAGCACAGTACCAGCTTTCTTTATGAATTCAAATGATCCAATTTTTGAATATGTAGATAGAATCAATAGAAGAGAACCTCCTAGATTTTTAAGTAAATCTCTTACAATATCTGGTGATTTCTCAGACTTAAACTCTTCTTTTGTATCAGCAAGTACAGGGTATTATTTAGAGAATAGTGCAATAAACTTAAATCTTGGAAATAATTTGCCAACAGATCAAATAAAGATAGCATACTCTGTTATTAGTAAAACTTTGGCAAATAATGATAGCCCAGATACTGGCGTTAGAATAAGGCTAGAGTTGATAAATAACGTTTCAGGAACTCCCACTGCATATGTAAACATTGCATCTCCTTCGGCAGCTTTTGTTGACGACTTAGACCCTGGTAAAAAGAAAAGATATCAGGTTGTTACAAAGCAGATATCAGACTTTACAGCATCAGCAGACTTTTCGTGGAGCAATATAAATCTTATAAGAATTTATGCAGATGTAATAGATGCAACTCCATCAGACTACTTCATAGCATTTGATGGCATAAGGCTTGAAAATATTAGTACGCCAAATCCTCTATATTCTTTAATTGGTGCAGAGTATATTAAAACATCTGATGGATTTGATGTGTTAAAGCAGGAAAACTCAACGGCATATATTGAGTATAGATTTGGATTAGGAATTCAATAATGCCAAAGGTAAGAATTCCAGTAGAACAATTACCTCCACCAAATATATTTGGAGATCATAACTTAAGATTTAGGGTAGTATCTGAATCAAAAAATATTATTTCTAGATGGTCTAATCTATATACAATAAAAAGTATCGGTCAATACAGACCATACGAATCTGACGTTGTTTTAGAAATAGGTTCTGACATAGTTTCTGCAACATGGGACACTCCATCAATATATAATTTTTCTGCATCTTTATCAAGTGCATCAATTGCACACAATCACTCTCAAAATTTTAAGAGACACCAGACTGATGTTTTTATATCTTGGGATTCTGGAAATTTTCAATATCATGATAGAGTTTCAAACGATAATACATCAATTATTATAGAAGGAAGTACTAGTATTAGGGTTGTTGCCCTAGTAGCAACTCATGGATTTGACACTGATGTTTCTGGAGCAGATGCAGATGCACTTGTAGCAGATTTGTCAGAAAGATTTTTAATATTTGACACTGGAAATGTAAATCTGGTATAATGTATTAGGAGATATAAATGGCAATAGTACCACAACCATCAAAAGGACAACCCCTAGATATATCGTATTTGGCTACAATGGCACAGGCACTAGACACAGCCATTTCTAGAAATACTACTGGGTCACAGTCAAAAATAAAATATGCAGATAGTCAAAGTACTGAAACTATAAATACTCAAGATCTAGTTATATATGCAGGTTCAAATAAGATAGAGGTCCCACTTGGAAGCTCTGATGGTGTCTCCACAACATTTAGCTTTAATTTTAAATCTACTCCAATAGTAGTAGCCTCTATTGAATCAACAACTAAAAATATTCCAGCACTTTGCGTTGTAGAAAATATTAGCACAACATCTTGTACGGTTGTTGTTTATCCGATGAAGACAGTAGCTTCATCAACTTTGACAGGACATGTTTCCATTGTCGCAATTGGTCAAGCCAACTAGGTAGGCTTTTATGTCTCAGGAAAAAGAAATTTTGCCCCTAAAAAGAATATTCTTTCTTAATGACTGTTTAGTTAAAGTAATACATATAAACAAGGCAAGTAATATAGTTTTAATATATAATGTTACAGAAAATAAAAGACAAAACCTTTTATATACTGATTTTAAAAAACATAGAAAAAGAGCTTACACAGTATCTAATGCTGCAAGACTTTTAAATAGGTCAAGGTTACAATTTAGTAAATATATTGCGTCAGGCTTGATTCCTGAACCAATTGCTGATAGTATAGATGGACAAAGAGGTCTTCAGATAAAAGCTTATTACTCTGAGGATCACCTATTTGAAATAAGGAATATTATGTCAACTATACATCATGGTAGACCACGAACTGATGGATTAATAACGCCACGAAATGTGCCTACAGAACAGGATTTGCGTTCTAAGATGGGAGATGCTATAATGCTTTATACGAAGACAGAAGATGGAAGATTTATTCCAACTTGGCAAGAAAACACATGGTAAGGAGCCAAAGTGTCAGAATCAACAAACGTATCAGTAACTCTTGGGTATACACTAAACTTGGGAAATTTCCAAAGCCTTAGAGTTGATATTGGAGTAACAGACTTTGTAAGGTCTGGTGAAACTACAGGAACTGCTGTAGATAGAGTATATTCTTTTGTAGAAGAAAAGGTTCTTGAAAAGGTTCAAGAAGCTAAACTAGAACTTGAGGGATAGTGGCTGAAAAGAAAGATAGGTTCGCCTTAATTTCTAAATATAAGTCGTTAGTCAAGGCTAGGAATTTGGGTGAAGAAAATATTAACATTCATACCCAACAGTGGGCTGCAGACTCTCTAATAGAGTCCTATGGTGTTGAAGAGTGCTATGATCTAATAACGTATTACGTTACTGTTTCTGCCTCGCCAACATGGAAGTGGTTTACAAATAATGCTGATAAAGTATTTGAGCAAAAGAAAATAAAAGAAGAAGATAATAGGGTTAGAAGAATCCTAAGAGAACAGGCAAAGGAATGGCTAAAAGATGAGCGTTGAACTAGAAGAAAAAGTATTGTCAGCAGTACTAAATGATAAACAAGTTCATGTTTTATTTCAGGCAAATCCAGATAGTCTATTTAAAACTCATAAGGATATCTGGAACTTTATTAGAGACTATTATGAGAAGAATACTACTGTTCCTACAAAAGAACTTGTTGTTGAAAAGTTTAGAGACTTTGCACCAACTGGTGAAATTGGGGCAACCAAGTACCACCTAGAAGAACTAAGAACAAAGCACCTTGAAGAAGGTCTAAAGTCTCTTCTTATGAATAGTGCATCACAATTAAATAATGGACAACCAGTAGAAGCTTTGAATTCTTTAATTTCTAAAACATCAGATCTTAAAAGAATCTCTTCAGATGTTAGAGATATTGATGCAACGGATATTGAAGATGCAACAGCACATTTTAATTTAATTAAGGAGTTAAGTGAAAAAGGTATTCACGGTATATCAACAAACCTTGCAGGTTTTGATAACTATCTACCTTCTGGCATTACTCCTGGTCAGTTTGGTATACTTCTTGCTTATCCTGCCATTGGTAAGTCTTGGTTGGCTATTTTTATGGCTGTCCAGGCTTGGAAAGCTGGAAAGAAACCACTAATTGTTTCTTTAGAAATGACTGAAAAAGAAGTTAGAAATCGTGTATATACAATTATGGCTGATGGATATTTCTCTCATAGAAAAATGTCTGCAGGAGCAGTAGATGTTGAAGCATTTCAAATATGGGCTAACAAACATCTTAAAGATATGCCACCATTCTATATCGTGTCTAATGATGGTCTTGGAGAAGTTTCTCCATCAGTTATTCGTGGAAAGATTGATCAGTATTCGCCAGATGTAGTTTTTATTGACTACATTCAATTGATGCAGCCAAATCAACCAACAGACAATGAAGTTGTAAAAATTAAAAATATTTCACGAGAATTAAAAGTTCTTGCAATTTCATCTCAGGTCCCAGTAGTTGCTATTGCCTCCGCTACACCAGATGATGCAACAGATATGAATAGTGTTCCATCTCTTGGTCAGGTCGCATGGTCTAAGCAACTTGCTTATGATGCTGACTGGGTGTTAGCACTTGGTCGTGCAACAGGAAGCACAATTCTTGAATGTATTTTTAGAAAGAACAGACATGGATTTTGTGGAGAGTTTATGATTGATATTGACTTTGATTCAGGTAGATTTATTTACAAAGATTTTGAAGGAAGTTAAGTAATTTTATTGATATAATTGATGTATGTACGCACATAAGTCAATAAAAAGATTTAGCCTTGAAGGTGAAATTTATGACGACTCTCATATAGTGCGTTTAAAAAGTCAATACCTTTCAATGATAATTAATGGAATGAAGGCAGACGGATATGTCCCAAGATATGATATTGACACAGACTTTACTTTATCGTATAATGGTAAAACATTTGATTTTGAAATGTCCGTTTATGGAGTATATGTTGGAAAGAGACAAGCAGAGTGTTTAGAGGGAATAGACAAGAACACACCAATAATGGTGTCTTCTACACAGAGGATCAAGTCAGAAGAAGTCTGTTAGCAGCTGGAATAGACGTTGTATATGAAGTTGAAAGTGATTTTATAATTTTTTGTCCATATCATAGTAACTTTAGATCTCCTGCTGCAGAAGTATCAAAAGAAAATGGATTATTTTATTGCTTCGGATGTCAAGAGTCAAGAACATTAATTGAATTAATTATGCATGTTTCAAAGCGTTCATACTTTGAGGCAGCAAGAATGGTTGACTCTAAAAAAGAAAATATTGACTTAATAACTGCAATTGAAACAAGGCTTGATAAAAAACCAGACTTTGAACAATTTGATAATGATTTAATTACTAGATTAAATAATGCTGCACTTACAAATGAAAGAGCAGTAAACTACTTTAAGGGTAGGGCAATAACAAAAGATAGCGTTATTAAATATCAACTTGGATACTCTGAAAATCAAGATATGGTTACGATACCAGTACACGCTCCAGATGGAATGTGTGTTGGATTTGTGGGTAGGTCAGTTGAAGGTAAATCATTCAAAAATACTCCAGGACTTCCAAAAGCAAAAACAATGTTTAACCTTCATAGAGCGAAAAGATTTGATAAAGTGTTTGTTGTTGAATCGTCTTTTGATGCTATTAGGCTAGAACAGGTAGGTGTGCACTCTGTAGCAACGCTGGGGGCTTCTGTATCATCAAAGCAGAGAGAACTACTAAAGCAATATTTTAACAATGTAATTATTTTAGGAGATAATGATGATGCAGGAAAAGAGATGGCTAATAAACTATCTGGAATTCTTGGAAGTATGGCAGTAAAAGCTACTCTTCCAGAAAATGTAAAAGATGTGTCAGACTTATCGGATGAAGAATTAAAAGACTTCGTGTCTAAATTTGACAACATACTTATGGCTATGGTACAATTTTAATACGCCCACATACAGGGCAAATACTAAGGAGAAAATATATGAGTATCGTTAAAGGTATCAAGAATATCGAAGCAATTCTTGACAAGAAAACAAGCTATGATGGTCCACGAATTAAGTGGCTAAAGCTTGAAGATAATCAAAGTGTATCAATTCGCTTTGTTAATGAAGTAGATGCAGACTCACCAAACTATACAGAAGAACGTGGTCTTGCTATCGTTGCAGAAGAGCATACAAACCCAAAGGACTACAAGCGTAAAGCTGCTTGTACTGCTGACTCAGAAGGTCGTTGCTTTGGTTGTGAAATGCATCGCAAGGATATGAAGGCTGGTTGGAGAGCACGACACCGTTTCTACATCAACGTTTTGGTTGATGATGGAATGGAAGATCCATATGTTGCAGTATGGAGTATGGGTGTTGCTAAGTCAGCAACATTTGATACTATTCGTGAATTTTCTGCAGATACAGGTAGCCTTTCTAACATGACATGGAAGTTAAAGAGAAATGGCAAGGGTACAGAAACAACCTATATCCTTATTCCAGGTAAGGAAGATTCAGAAAAGTTTAACTGGTCTGGAATCGAAATTCCTGATTTGGAGTCAACTGTTCGTACAGTTCCATACGCAGAACAAGAATCGTTCTATCTTGGATTTGACAACCCAGCAGTTTCAACATCAGTAGATTGGTAATTAGTAGATAGGGGGCTAACCACCCCCTATCTCTTTATTAGAAAAGGTAAAAATGACTTACGTTCCATTACATGTTCACACACATTACTCACTAATGGATGGTGTTGCTACACCAGAAGAATATGCAAAGAGGGCAAAGGAAGTTGGACTTCCAGCAATTGCAGTAACAGACCACGGTGTACTATCTGGACATAGACCAATGTATCGTGCTGCAAAAGAAAATGGTGTCAAGCCAATTCTTGGTATTGAAGGATATATCACACAAGATAGATTTGATCAGCGTGATAAAGCTGAACGACATGAGCCACTAGACTTAATTTATAATCACATTGTAATTCTTGCAAAAAATGATAAAGGTTTAGAGAATTTAAACAAGTTAAATGAATTAGCATGGACCGAAGGCTACTATAAAAAGCCTCGTATTGATTTTGAAATCCTTAAAGAGTATAGAGAGGGACTAATTGTTCTTTCTGCTTGTATGAGTGGACTACTTGCTAAGGCAATTGAGCATAAAGAGTATGCTGTTGCTAAAAAGCATATTGCTTGGTTTAAGGAAAACTTTGGAGATGATTTCTATATTGAAGTTATGCCACACAACTCTGCTGAGTTAAATAAAGAATTGCTAGACATGGCTGATACATATGGTGTTAAGCCAGTAGTCACGCCTGACTGTCACCATTCTGACAAGAGCCAAAAGGTAATTCAGGAAATGATGCTTATTCTTAATACCCATGCAAAGATTAGCAAAGGGTCAACATTTGAAAAGTCTCATAAAATTGAAGATCCAATGAAGAAGCTTGACTATTTGTATGGTGAAGATCGTATGATGTCGTTTAGAAGCTTCGATATTCATTTGTTGTCGTATGAAGAAATTAAATCTGCTATGCAACAACAAGGTATTAAGCGTGAAGATATTTATTCAAACTCTGTAGAAATTGCAGACAAGGTAGAAGAATATACCATTCATGAAAATCTAGATCTTCTTCCAATTCAGGTAAGTGACCCAGACCAAGAGCTATTAGCACTATCATCTGCTGGTTTAAAGAAATTAGGTCTTAGTGACAAGCAAGAATATGTTGATAGACTTCACGAAGAATTAGAAATTATTAAGTCAAAGAATTTTTCTCCATACTTCTTAGTTGTTCGTAACATGTTGAATTGGGCAAAAGAACAAGATATTATGGTTGGTCCAGGTCGTGGTTCTGCTGCAGGTTCTCTTGTTTGCTACGCACTTGGAATTACTGACGTTGATCCAATTCAGTATGGATTATTGTTTTTCCGTTTTATTAATCCAGACCGTAATGACTTTCCTGATATTGACTCTGATATTGCAGACGATAGAAGAGAAGAAGTAAAGGCGTATCTAGAACGTGAATATAAAAATGTTGCATCTATTGCAACATTCCTTGAATTTAAAGACAAGGGTGTTGTTCGTGATGCTGCAAGAGCGTTTAACATTCCATTAAACGATGTAAATAAAGTTCTAAAGAATATTGATAGTTGGGAGGACTTTACAAGGGCAGAGTCTGCACAATGGTTTAGAATGAAGTATCCAGAAATTGTAAGATATGGAGAACAACTTCGTGGTCGTATTCGTGGAACAGGTATTCACGCTGCAGGTGTAGTTACAGCAAAGGAGCCAATCTTTAAATATGCTCCACTAGAAACAAGACTAGCCACTGGAAGTAAAGAAAGAATTCCAGTTGTTGCTGTTGACATGAATGAGGCAGCAGATATTGGTCTAATTAAGCTTGACGTTCTTGGTCTAAAGACATTAACAGTTATTGATCAAACTATTAAAACTATTAAGCAACGCACTGGCGATGAAATTGTTCTAAAAAATATTGCACTTGACGATAAAAAAGTTTTTGAGATGCTCTCTGATGGAAGAACAAAGGGGGTGTTCCAGTGTGAAGCGACACCATATACAAACCTTCTTGTAAAGATGCGTGTGTCAAACTTTGACGAACTTGTAGCATCAAATGCACTTGTACGTCCTGGTGCTATGAATACTATTGGTAAGGCATATGTTGCTCGTAAACAGGGTAGGCAAATGACAGAATATGTTCATCCATCAATGACTGAATATCTTAAAGATACGTATGGCTGTGTTCTATATCAGGAACAAGTTATGCAGTCTTGTGTAACTCTTGGCGGTATGACAATGGTTGAAGCAGATAAAGTTCGTAAGATTATTGGTAAGAAAAAAGATGCTCGTGAATTTGATGTATTCAAAGATAAGTTTGTTTCTAATGCAAAAGAAATAATTGGTGAAGAAAAGGCTAAGCAACTATGGCATGACTTTGAAGCTCACGCAGGATACTCTTTCAATAAGTCTCACGCTGTTGCATACTCAATGCTTTCATACTGGACTGCATGGCTAAAGTATTATTATCCACTTGAGTTTATGTATTCTTTGCTTAAGAGTGAAAAAGATGCAGATACTCGTACAGAATATTTAATTGATGCAAAAAAGATGGGTCTATCTCTAAAGCTGCCACATATCAATGAGTCAGATTCTGACTTTAAGATCGAGGGCAAGGGAATTAGATTCGGTCTTTCAGCAATTAAGTGGCTATCTGATGGTACAGCACAAAAGATTATTAAGGGGAGACCTTTTGATAGTGCCAAATCATTTAAAGAATTTGCTGCAAAAAAGGGAAGTGGCATTAACTCTAGAGCAGTAGAAGCTCTTGACCTTGTAGGAGCATTGACATTTGATGATAATCCAAGAGATGAAGTAAAGGTAAGAGAAAATCTATACGAATATCTTAATCTTCCAGAATTAAATACAAGTGTTCCACAACATTACTATGCATACATAAGTCTTGTAGAAGACTTTGATGAATTTAATGTATTTGTAATGCTTGGTATTGTAAAAAATATTAAACGTGGAAGTGGATGGTCAAGAGTAGAAATAATGGACTCAACTGGTGTAGTTGGAATATTTGATGATGAAGATACAAAGTTAGAGCCTGGCAGAACTTATCTAATCCTTGCTGGATCAAATAGAATTGCAACTGCTATCCCAATTGATGAATTAGAAAGTTATAAGGATACTCCTTTAGTTAGATTCTTAAATTTTAAAACTATGCCATTTGCAAATGACGAACACTTTGTGCTATCATTTACTCCTAGAATAACTAAGGCTGGTAAAAAAATGGCAAACATGATAGTTGCAGATTCTACTAGAGAAATGACTGCAGTAACTATTTTTCCAACAATGTTCTCACAAGGATATATGAAGTGTGAACCAGGAAAAACTGCAAAGATAGAGTTTAGTGAAACAAAAGAAGGAACTATTACATTGAAAGAGGTAAAATAATGAATGATATAAATATTGATGATCTTTCTCATGCACTTCATTCTACTGCTGTAGAAAAGGGTTTTTGGAATGATAACAATGGATTAATCTTTTATTTAAAGCAGATTGCTATGATCCACTCTGAAGCAACAGAGGTATTAGAGGCAATGAGAAAAGAGCAGGGGGATGTTGCAGTTGTTAGAGAACTTGCAGACATCATTATTAGAACACTTGATCTATATTCGGGTCTCGTAGAAGACGGATATACAAAAGAGTCGTTGCATTTCCATATTTTAGATAAGGCTGCATACAATAAGACTCGTGACGATATGCATGGTGTTCTAGCATGAGTAAAATAGACTTAAATGAATTTTTATCTCAACTTGATCCAAAGCTAAGAAAGAGAATCTCTACTGGAGATACTGTTGAAATTGTTAAACAAAAGACTCCAAGCATTAGTCTAAACCACGCATTAAAGGGTGGCTTTGGATATGGTCGTCAGGTACTTATTTGGGGAAACAAGTCTGCAGGTAAGTCCTCGTTCTGTTTACAGATGATTGGTGAAGCACAAAAGGATGGAAAAATTTGTGCATGGATTGATTCAGAGTCTTCGTTTGATCCAGTATGGGCAGAAAAACTTGGTGTAGATTCAGAACAACTTATTTATTCTAACGCTAGAAGTATGAATGAAATGGTTGACATTGGAGTACAGTTGATGAAGGCTGGTGTTGACATGATTGTTGTTGACTCAATTTCAGCATTACTTCCTGCAATCTATTTTGAAAAAGATTCAGAAGAACTAAAACAGTTAGAGAATACAAAGCAGATTGGTGCAGAGGCAAAAGATATGACTAATGCTGTAAAGATGCTTAACTTTGCTAACAACCAAGATAAGCCAGTACTACTAGTGTTTATTTCTCAACTCAGAAATAATATTGGTGCAATGTTTGCAAGTCATATGCCAACTGGTGGTCTTGCTACAAAGTTCTTTAGCAGCACTGTTGTAAAACTTTGGTCAAGTGAGTCTGACAATCAAGCGATTAAAGGAAAGATTGCTGTAGGAGATAAGTTAATTGAGTCAAAGGTTGGTCGTGTTGTTAACTGGCACATTGACTACAATAAGACTGGTCCAGCTTTTGTTTCAGGGTCATACGACTTCTACTTCGATGGAGATGAAGCAGTTGGTGTAGATAAGGTTGCAGATCTTGTTGATACAGCAGAACTTATTGGTGCAATTCAAAAGGGTGGGGCATGGTATACCGTTGGAGAAGAGCGTTTACAGGGTCGTGCGAAAGTTATCGAATGGCTTAAGGAAGATCCTAAGCGTATCGCAGAACTGGAAGAAAAAGTAATTGGCTAAGTTTTTTGAAGTTGACGGTATATTTATTTGTCAAACTTGTAAAAAGAAAGTGTATAAGTTAAGAATGTATAGAGACACTCTTGACCTAACCTGGTTCTGTGAAGATAAGCATTTGTCAAAAGTTAATTTATCAGTAAAGGGATACTAATGAGTGAAAGAGCAGAATTAAAAAGAGCAAACTTAAAAGCTCACAAGAACTCTGGTAGAGGCTTTGTAAAAGCTGACGGATCTGATGATGAATTTGTAGTGGATGTAAAAGAATATTCTAAGTCTTTTTCAATTACACAGGATAATTGGGCAAAGATTGTAACAGATACTATGAAAGTAGACAGGTCAAAAAATCCAGCATTAATGCTAGTTATTGGCGAGGGAAATAGAAAAATCCGTCTAGCTGTGATAGAATGGAATGTATTCGAAGAATTGAGAAGTAATGGAAACGACAGTTGATTTATTAAATAAGATAAATGATTTTAATGATTTATCAGAATATATGCAAGATGAAGAGCTTACAGAAACGTTAGTTCTAATTGCAAAACTAATATCAAAACCAGATGTACCAGCCTCTGTTGGCGTAGAGTTAATTGTAAAATTACAAGCATACTCTGCCAAGTTTGCAATGTTGGCATCATGGTATACAAATGTAAAAAAAGATGACAGAGCAAAGAAAAATATTTACTATTCTGCAAAAGAAGCAACAGATAGACTAGTAGATGCTTTAAAATATGCAGTAAGGATAAATAATGGCTAAGGCATTAATTAATAAGTTGGTTGAAAAGCCAAAGAATAATGACGATGTAATTGACACACAAAAGATCGTTGATAAGATTAAAGAGGGATATGTAGCCCAAAGAAAGGGTGGATACAAGAAGCGTGATAGCTTTACTCCATCAACCCTTACATATGGTGCTGGAAAGTGTCCAAGATTTTGGTATCTATATTTCGAAGGAAATGAAATGGAAGCCAAGGTTGACTGGTATGCTGTTGCAAATATGGATAGTGGTACTGACAGACATGCTCGTATTGAAAAAGCGATGGAGTCTGCTGGAATTCTTGTAACAAATGAAGAAAGACTTTCTTATGTTGACCCACCAATTTCTGGTAGAACAGATGCTGTAATTAAGTGGGAAGAAAAAGACATTCTTACTGAAATTAAAACTCTTAATGAAGATTCATTTCACTATCTAAATGTAAAGAATGAGCCTAGAAAGTATCATATCGAACAGCTACTTATCTACATGAAGATTCTAAAGAAGGCTTTCGCACTTCTTATTTATGAATCAAAGAATAGTCATGAGATTTCTGTATTCCCAGTTCAGTTAAATCAAACATATAAAGATTTTATTAACTACTTCTTTGACTGGATGAAGCAGGTTAAGAAGGCATCTGACGATGGTTTGCTTCCTGAAAATCCATATCGTTCAAACTCCAAAGTTTGCAAGGGATGTGATTTTGAAACAGTATGTAGGTCAAAGCCAAAGGGTGACATTAAAATTGAACCAAGGAAAGATTTAGAGTGACGAAGTTTTGCCAATGGTGTGATAAAAGTTTTTCTAGCAGTAATAAGAATCAGATTTACTGCGGTCCTGAATGCAGAAAATTGGCAACAAAAGAAAAAATCATGCAAAGGTATAAAGTTTCTAAGGCTAAGTCAAGAGCTGGAAAAGATAGAAAGTGTGCTGGTGGCTGTGGTACAACCTTAAGTATTTACAATGATATAGGATTTTGTAACTCATGCATGATAAATAAAAGAAAGGTTGACCAAACATTAAAAGAAATGAAGGAGTTTTTTGATTATGAAGAACGATAGAATTATTTCAGTAGACGCATCTACAAATTCAATTGCTTTTGCAATTTTTGATGGTGACAAGCTAGAAAAGTTTGGCAAGATCTCGTACTCTGGAAATAATCATTATCAAAAGGCTGGTGATGCTTGTAAAAAGTTAACCCCTTTGATTAAAGAGTTTAATGTTAAAACAATGGTTATTGAAAGCACTATCTATGCAAATTCACCCAAGACTTCAATGCAACTTGCATTAAATCAGGGTGCAATTATTAGTGCTGCATATATCAATGGAATTAAAAATACATATCCAGTAGCACCAATTGCTTGGCAAAGTTGGATTGGCAATAAGGTTTTGACAAAGGCAGAAAAGGTAAAGATTAGAAATGATAATCCTAATATGTCTGCCTCCTGGTATAAAAACTATGAGCGTAACTTTAGAAAGCAAAGAACTATTAGATTAGTTAATATTGAGTTTATGACAGAAGTTGATGATAACGATGTTGCAGATGCAATTGCTATTGGATGGTATGCAACAAATAACTGGGAAAAACTAGGAAAATTTGACTTCTAAGAGGTATAATGATATTATGAAGATGTATACAAACGAGAACTGGCTTAAGAAAAGATTTCTTATTGACAAGAAAACACCAGAAGAGATTGCAAAAGAATGTGGTGCTTCTGTTGAAACAATTTATGTATATCTAGCAAAATTTGGTCTAAAAAAGAGCAGGAGAAAGTAATGGCAGAATATCCAAATCAACCACTTTTGATTGATGGAAATGCAGAAACATTTGAAAGAATTAACGGTCTTGCAAAACAAGCACCTGCAGGTTACGGAATCTTAAGAGCATGTCTAGAAATTACAGAGATGCTGCTTAATAAAAATGTAGCCTATGGAAACTCTGCTCTTAACCCAATCCGTATTTTTAGTGATGCAGACGACATGGAGCAGCTAAATGTTCGCATTGATGATAAGTTAAATCGTATCAAGAATAAAAAGATTTATGCAGGGGATAATGATGAAGACGATCTTATCGGATATCTGCTATTAAAGAAGGCAAAGAAGAATGGCTAAGAGAAAAAAGGAATTACCTGCTGGACCTTTTATAAAAGAAGATAGCATGGTTACAAATAGTGGTCATCTTGTAGAAAAAGGAGACTTCATAAAGGTTTCTGGACAACATGGACTAACCTTTAAGTTTCAAAATTTAACAACTAATCCAAAAAATAATTTAACTTGGGTCGATTGCTTTGAAATGCAAAAAGGCATGACTGGTCCATCAAGATCATTTAATCCTGGTGATGTAAAGCCAGTAGTAAAGAGAGGTAAGCGTGTCAAGCGAACTTGATGTTGTAGAACACTTAGATTTAGTTAATAAGGTAGCTACAGAATATCTTAAGGGTGCAGATGATGCAGAAATTGCTAAGTCGTTAGACATTCCAAGAAATAGAGTTAAGTCTTTGTTAAATGACTGGCGTTCTATGGTAGCAAATAATCAGGCAATTCAGTCTAGGGCAAAGGAAGCTTTAGCAGGTGCAGACCAACACTACTCTGGTCTAATTAAGAAGGCTTATGAGGTTATTGATTCTGCAGATCAGACTGCTAATTTAACAGCAAAAACTACATCTATTAAACTTATTGCTGATATTGAAAGCAAAAGACTTGAGATGTTGCAAAAGGCTGGTCTATTAGATAATCAAGAACTTGCTGATCAATTAATTGAGACAGAAAGAAAGCATGAAATTCTTATATCTATTCTTAAAGAAGTAACATCTTCTTGCGAACATTGTAGACCAAAGGTGTTGTCAAAGCTGTCACAGGCTTCAGAAGGAGTTGTCTTAATTGACAATTGATATTAGCGAGTTTATGGAGGCTCTTGACGAGTCACCATTTGCTGAAATTCCAGTTGATGCAAAAACATTTGTTGAGGGAGAGCAATACCTAAATCAGCCACCACTATCAGAGTATCAATATATGCTTGTTGAATGTATGAGTCAAATCTATAAAGAAAAAGATCTTATTAGATTTATGGGTGAAGAAGCTGGAAAAGAACATTATAAAAAGTATACTAAAAGTGAAATTATTATGCAGCTTGGAAAGGGTAGTGGAAAAGACTTTTCTTCAACCGTTGGATGTTCTTATTTAGTATATAAATTATTGTGTCTAAAAGATCCTTCAAGATACTTTGGCAAACCAAGCAACGATGCTATCGACATTATGAATGTTGCTATCAATGCTCAACAGGCTAAAAGAGTATTCTTTAAAGGTTTTATCAGCAAGATTACAGGGTCTCCTTGGTTTGCTGGAAAGTTTGATCCAAAAGTTGACTATATTGAGTTTGATAAATCTATTACTGTTTATTCAGGTCACTCAGAAAGAGAGTCTGCAGAAGGCTTGAACCTTATTTTGGCTATCCTTGACGAAATTTCAGGGTTTGCTTTAGAAACAACAAGTGGAAATGAACAAGCAAAAACTGCTGATAACATCTATAAGGCATTCCGTGGTTCCGTTGACTCACGTTTTCCTGATGTTGGAAAGGTGGCACTACTATCATTCCCTCGTTTTAAAGGAGACTTTATTTCAACAAGGTATGAAGATGTAATTGCAGAAAAAGAAACAATTACAAAGACCCATGAGTTTATTATTAACCCAGCATTGTCAGAAGATGATGAAAACAATAAGTTTTCAATTGAATGGGAAGAAGACACTATTGAATCATATAAAGTGCCTGGGGTCTTTGCATTGAAAAAACCTACTTGGGTAATTAATCCTACAAGAAGTATTGAGGATTTTAAAATGTCATTCTATAACGACTTGCCAGATGCAATGATGCGTTTTGCATGTATGCCAACTATGGTTTCTGATGCATTCTTTAAGAATAGAGAGAAGCTTGAAGCAGCATTTAAAAAACATAATCCAATTGATTTCTCAAAAAGAATTGAACAATCTTTTCAGCCAGATCCAGATGTCATTTATTATGTACATGCTGACCTTGCACAAAAGCATGACAAGTGTGCTGTAGCAATTAGTCACGTTGACAAATGGGTAAACATTCAATCATTTAATGGATACGATCAGATAGCCCCATTTGTTGTTGTTGATGCTATCGTATATTGGGAGCCAAAGAAAGAAGGTCCAGTAAACTTATCAGAAGTAAAAGAATGGATTATTAATCTTAGGAGACAGGGATTTAATATCGGTCTAGTTACATTTGACCGATGGAACTCATTCGATATTCAAAGAGATTTAAAGAGTGTTGGAATTAATACAGAAACTCTTTCAGTTGCTAAGAAGCACTATGAAGATCTTTCTATGTTAATTTATGAAGAAAGAGTAGTTCTACCACAAATAGATTTATTACTTGAAGAAATGACGGAACTTAGAATTATGAATAATAATAGGGTAGACCACCCTAGAAAGAAGTCTAAGGACCTTGCAGATGCTATGTGTGGCTCTGTTTACAATGCAATCAGTCATACAAGGCGAGAAAGAAATGAAGAAATTGAAATTCATACCTTTGAAACTCGTTCAAAAGTTGACAAAGTACAGCCAGAAATGGTAAAATCGAAACCTGAAATGACACCAGAAGTTAAAAACTTTCTGGAAAGCTTTCACCTATTATAGATAAGGAAAATAATGACTAAGAGAGTTCTCTTAACAGGAGCAAGTGGCTTTGTTGGAAGCCATGTGCTAAGACATATTCTAGTAAATACAGATTGGTTTGTTGTTTGTCCAACAACATTTACCCATAAAGGAATAACAGATAGAATTAAGGTTGCCGTTGACGACATCCCAAATGGTTACAGCCGTATTAAAGTTCTTAAAACAGACTTAACAGCACCAATTTCTCCAATCACAGCACATGAGTTTGGAAAGATTGACTACGTTCTTAATGTCGCAAGTGAGTCACATGTTGACAGAAGCATTGAAGAACCAACTCCTTTTATCCTTAATAACGTTGCACTTATTTGTAACCTTCTTGACTGGGCAAGAATTGCACAGCCAGAAAAGTTTTTACAGATTTCAACAGATGAAGTCTACGGACCAGCTCCAGCAGGTTATGCTCATAAGGAATGGGTAGATAATCACTTCCCAAGTAATCCTTATTCTGCAAGTAAGGCTGCACAAGAAGATATTTGCTTTGCATACTGGCGTACATATGGTATTCCATTGGCAATTACAAATACAATGAATATTATTGGTGAAACACAAGATACAGAAAAGTTTATGCCAATGACAATCAAGCGTGTTTTGAATGGTGAACATATGACAATTCATGCATCACCATCTGGTCAAATTGGAAGTCGCTTCTATCTACATGCTCGTAATCAGGCTGATGGTCTCCTTCATGTTCTTAAGCAGCACTTCCCATTGTATGGAGAATCTGAAGTTCCAGAAAGATTCCATATTGTAGGCGAAAGAGAAGTTGATAATCTAGAAATGGCTCAAATGATTGCATCTGCAGTAGGAAAGCCACTAAACTATGAACTTGTAGATTTCCATTCATCTCGTCCAGGACATGACCTAAGATATGCACTTGACGGAACAAAGATTTCTGATACAGGATGGTCTTTGCCAATTCCTCTAGAAGAGTCTATTGAAAGAACTGTTAAGTGGACACTAGATCATCCAGAATGGCTTAGTCTATGATAAAGGCTTATACTAACAAACAGTTATGCTTTGACGACATTCTTATTGTTCCACAGCACTCTTATGTTAATAGTAGAAGTAGCGTTGCCTTATCAATGAATATTGGTCGCAATTCGTATCTTGGATTGCCAGTAATTGCTGCACCAATGGATACTGTCTGTGAATCAGATATGGCTTATACAATGGCTAAGGGCGGTGGTCTTGGAATTATTCATCGCTTCATGCCTTTTGAAAAGCAGTTGAAAGAGGTATCAAAGGCTTCTGCAAACGGAGTTGCTGTTGGTGCTGCCATTGGTGCAAAAGGTGATATTGAAGAACAGGCGATAAGACTGGTTGGTGCTGGTGCATGTGTAATTCTTATTGATACTGCAAATGGTCATAGTCAGTATGCTATTGATGCTGTAAAAAGAGTAAGAGATGCAGTATTAAATTTAGCACACATTATGGCAGGTAATGTTTCAACAGCAGAAGGTTTTATTAGACTAGTTGAAGCAGGTGCAGATTCTGTTCGTGTAGGAATTGGCGGTGGAAGTATGTGTACAACTAGAATAGTTTCTGGACATGGAATTCCAACACTAGCATCAGTAATGTTAGTCAAAGAAGTAAAAGATTCTTTAGGACTAGATGCTGGAATTATTGCTGATGGTGGTATCAGAAATACTGGAGACATGATTAAAGCTTTTGCAGCAGGTGCAGATGCAGTGATGCTTGGATCAATGTTAGCAGGAACAGATGAAGCACCTGGAAGTTTGATTATAAATGAAAATGGAAGATTTAAATCTTTTAGAGGAATGGCTTCTAAAGAAGCAAATGAAGGAAAAGATATTCCAATTGCTGAAGGGGTTGCTACAGTAGTTCCATACAAGGGCAAGGTAGAAGATATTCTAAAAGATATTAGAGGTGGTCTAGGAAGTGGATGCTCATATTCTGGGGTAAATAAACTTAGATACCTTCATAAAGAAGCGATGTATGTGGAAGTATCATCATTAAGTAATAAGGAGTCAATGCCACATGGAAAATAATGAAACCTCTGAAGAAGAAGTTAATTCAATGATTGAGTTTTTAATTGAGAATGGAGCCTTAGAAGTTCTAGGTTTTGATAGTCAATCAGAATCATTTACATATAAGATCACTGATAAGTGTAAAGAATTATACCCAGAATTATATGAAGCACATTTCTCACATGTTGGAGATTTAGCAATGTCTTTATGGCAAAAAGATTTAATTGACATTATATTTAATGATAATGGACCAACTATTGGAATGACCGTTGAACAATTTGACTATGCAAAGAATAACCTTGAGTCATTTGAAGATGACGAAAGACTATTTTTAGATGCAATTATTAGCCATTACGAAAATGGTGTATAATTAAACTATGCCAATTAAAGAAGGTCAATACGTTATTAGAAGAAACTACGGTGGATGCAGGGGCTATGCCGTTGTTGGTGCAGGAGGCATTCATGGATGTCATACAACAAGAGCAGCAGCAATCAATCAGCAAAGAGCTATCTATGCCTCAAAAGATGCCCAAAAAGTTTTCAAAGCAGATGAGTGGGAGGGCGAACCTCTTTATAACTCACTCTCTGAAGATGAAAAAGCTTTTGCAGATTCATTATTAAAACTATCAGAAGAGCTTGGACCACTAGATCAGTCAGAAGGCATTTGGATTGGCTATGAAGATGCAGCGTCAAATGAAAATGCTTCAATTGGTGTTAAGTGCGGTAACTGTGCTTTGCATAAATCTTCTGTTGCTTGTGCAATCATTTCTCAGCAAATTGAAGAAGAGGGTGCTTGTAGACTAGCTGTAATTCCAGATGGATATGTTTCAGTAGATGGAAAAAATTCTGGAGATGAGTTTATGGAAATGAATCCTGAAATGTCAAAGGCTGACTCAGTTAGAGTTGGTCAAATGGTATCGTGGAATTCTAGTGGTGGTACTGCAAGAGGAAAGGTTGTAAGAGTTGTTAGAAATGGATCTATTAACGTTCCTAATTCTGACTTTACAATTACAGGTACTCCAGATAGTCCAGCAGCACTAATTAGAATTTATAGAGATGGTAAGCCAACAGACACCCTAGTTGGTCATAAAGTAAATACTCTTCGTGTATCAGCTTCAAAGTCTCACGATGATGTTGTTGGAAATGATGATGTTCCAAACACCAGACCACATTCATTAGAAGAGTGTGATGACGATAATTGTCCACAACACAGCATGGATAAAAGAGACTATTCTGAAAAAGAAAGACAGGTTTTAGCTAGAAGAGATATGGCTTTACCAGATGGATCTTTCCCAATTGTAACGGTAAGAGATCTTAGAAATGCTATTCAATCAGTTGGTCGTGCATCAAACTATTCAAAGGCTCGTAATCATATAATTCGTAGAGCAGAAGCACTTGGTCGTACAGATTTGCTTCCAGAAGAATGGAGACCAAAATCAGCACAGAAAGCATTTGCAGTAGAAAAGAGAGCAGTATCAGATATTGATCTTACTCCAACAGAATCTATGGCAAATAATGCTCGTAGAGGTCTTGAATTAAGAGATAAGTTTAATCGTGGTGGAACTGCTGTTGGCGTTGCTCGTGCCCGTGACCTTGCTAATCGCAGACAACTAAGTCCAGAGACAGTAGCAAGAATGTATTCATTTTTCTCTCGTCATGAAGTAGATAAGAAGGGCAAAGATTGGGACAATGCAGAGCGTCCTTCTAATGGTAAAATTGCTTGGCTACTTTGGGGTGGAGATTCTGGATTTGCTTGGGCAACTCAAAAATGGGAAGCAATTCAAAATGCTAAAAAGTCTGATGATACTTGGACAGACTCACCATTCTCATTTTATAAGTAATAGGAGGCATATATGGAAAAGCTCTCTTTCACACAAGTTATTTCATTATGCCTAATTACAATAAACTCTTTATCAACAAATATATTCATTAATCTTAACAAGATCAGACAGGATAAGTTAATAATGTTTTTTAAAAGTCTTGAGGTTGATTTAAGAAGAAATGGAAGAAGTCAAATGACTGATATTCTTGATAAGGGGATGGTCAAAGTTGCTATATGTGAAAATGTCGCCTACTGGGTTGTCGATAATGAAATATACAGGGCAGAGGTAGATAAAGATGGCAGAGTTGATAGCGAAAAAGCATCAGTAGTTGATGTATTTAATTTATCTGAAAAAGAAGTTGAAAAACTTCTTGTAATAATAGATAGTATAAAAGAGTAGTGTTTAAGTTGACACTAGAGGTTATAACTGGTACAATTGTGTTTCCAGAAAGGATAGAAAAATGATTATTGCCGTTGAGGGTACTAAGTCATTCTCTGACTATGAATTGTTCATGAGAGGTATGGCTGTTGCATTGTCAACCCCTAATGAAAGTAATGAAATTCAAGTATGGTCTTTAGGACCACATAAAATTAATAGTTTTACTGCAGCGTTTTGTAATTCCTCAGAAAACTATTTAAAAGCAAAAGGTTTTAAAGTATCCTTTTCAAAGGTAAATGCCGATTATGTTAGACAGTATGTTGATTATGTAGATTATTATGCATACTTTAGTCTTCCAAAAGAGCCACTATCAAAGCTCACTGCATGGATAGAGCATAAAGAAGGCGTAGAGCTTGGAATATTTAGGTACTAATATGAGTTTAAATACATGGTCGATTATAGTTTTTGCAGCACACTTTATTTTTTATGTTGCAATGTCAGTAGTAATTATGACAAAATCAAACTTGTCAAAGTTAATATGGTTAATATTATCGTGGGTCCTTTGGATGATAGTTACGTTATGGTATGGAATTGATACAGGTCAGATAGGCTTTATATTAATTTTTGTATTTCAATTTATTGTAACGCTTGGTAGTATTATTTTTAGTGCAGAAAGATATATAAATGAAAATCAATAACCTTGAAGAGATGGAAAAAATTGTTGAAAAAAATCCATCGCTAAAGTGGAATGGATGGGATGTTGAATATCACGATATCTCTGACGATGGCTTCATGAAGCTTAATGGTGTATACCTTCCAGATAATGGGTGGGGAACAAAACAAGTCTTTAAACTAAAAGATGGAGTTTGGGACATTCCAGATAATATCTTAAGGAAGGGCGATGTATAAATTTGGAGAAGATGCTTCTTGTAGAGATATGGACTTCAATTTATTCTTTGATAAATATGAAGAAGATCATTCGTTAGCAAAAAAGGTAGACTTACTATGTATAAAATGTCCAGCCCAAAGACAATGCATTGCTTATGCAGTTAGCAATAAGGAGTGGGGAGTTTGGGGTGGAGTATATTTTGAAGATGGAAAGATATCTAAAGAATTTAATCAACATAAGACAAAAGAGGACTGGTTCGATGTATGGACTGGTGCAACTATGGAGAAAAATTAATGTACACTGATGCAATGAGAAGGGCTATAAGACAAATAAAGCCACCAAAAGATTTTTCTATAGGTATTGTTGATTATGATAAGTTTTTGTCAATTCAATTCTATGAAAGTGAATGGAGACATTTGAATGACAATGAAAGGCTCCGATGCATAAAGTATATGACAGCGGTAAAGAAAATTCTAGAAAGCTATGGAACAAGTGTAACGCTTGATCCTATTCTAGATATACACTACAAAGATACAAGAGAGATATAGAGGAGATATGATGGCTACACAAATTACTGTAGTTGGAAATCTAGTAAGAGATCCTGAACTAAAGGATTTCAGTGGAGGAAAACTTGCAAAGATTCGCATTGCAAGTACAGAAAGAGTACAAGACCCAGCTGGTTCTTGGAAGGACGGAGAGACTGCATTCTATGATGTTGTTTGCTGGAGAACTCTAGCAGAAAATGTTTCTAAGTCACTTTCAAAGGGAAGCAAGGTAATCGTACACGGAAAGCTCAAGTACCGTGAATTTGATCGCAAAGATGGTACAAAGGGTAATGCCTTTGAAATTGATGCAACTGAAATTGGTCAGTCGCTATCCTTTAAAAAGTCAGCTTTTTCTAATAAAACAAATACAAATGTTGTAAATGACGTTGTAAATGTTTCAGAGGTTGCAGAAGAAGACCCTTGGGCATAATTATGGAACGCCCCTGAAACATGGGGCGTTTCACATTTGACAAATAAGAAAGATTTTGGTAAAGTATAGATATGCCAGTATATACATATTCATGTGAAAAGTGTGAAGATATTAAAGAAATTGTTAAGGCAATGAGTGACCCAGATCCTGATAAGTGTCCAGACTGTGGAAGCGATGTTAAAAGAGTATTTAGTGTTGGCGGAATTCAGTTCAGAGGAAAAGGCTTTTACAGCACAGGAGGATAATGTCATGCAAGTTTTCTTGCCTGAAAATAGTTTTGCAGAGTGTGCAAAGGTATTAGATACAAAACGTTTAGTTAAACAACTTCTTGAAGGTCGTCAAATTATGACTATCCTTGCAAATGAATCTCCAGGTGGTGCTTGGAAGAATCATCCTGCTGTAAAGATGTTTGTTGGATACGAGTCTTCTTTATACAACTATCTTAAAGCTATTAGAAACGAAATGGAATTTAGAGGGTATAAGTGGGAAAAGAATTGGGATGTTATTACAGATACATACAAGAGAAACTTTTCTAGCCAACCTAAAGACTCAACCCCAGAGTGGATGCAAGACGATAGATGGATTCGTGTTGTAACAACTCATAGAGGACGGCTATATGAAAAAGCTCCAGAATTATATCCACAATATAACAAGGAAGCGTCTACTTTTACAAATATGGTATGCTGTCCAGATAAATGTACATACTACTGGGTAACACATGAGGATAAAAAATGAAAAAGAATGAATGTTGGTTTTGTGAAGAATCATATGAAGACATTCTTGATTTAATTGCACACTTAAGAGAAGTTCATAATCAATTAGCTAATCCAACAAGGAAAAGACTGTGACTTTAGTTGAAAAAGTAAAACGCATGATGAAAGAGTATGAAATTGAAAATGGTCCAATATCAGATGAAGACTATGAAAAAATATTTGTTCACTTCTATCTGATGTATAAGGATCAGTATCTTGATTCAGCAGTAAAGTCTTTAAGGTCAGATGGAAAAAAAAGATGAGTGATTTTAAAGAAAAGCTTGATGCCTTATGCGATAGCTATGAATTAGAAATTTATGCATTAGATGCTACAATTCAACGTGTGCGTGAACTGCATCGATATCTTCCATGTAATTGTGGTGACGGAATATGCACAGGATTTTGTGAAGTATGTGACGATGAATACCCTTGCCCTACTATCAAAGCCCTAGACGGTGAACAGTAATGGATGCCGTGTCTCAAATGCCAAGAGTTAGATGCGGTTGCAAAGGATGCCGTGTAGCTCGTCAAGAGGTAAAAGAAGATATTTTAAATAAAATTATTACATATGCAGAAATGTTTGACAAAGAAGGTGAAGATTTGGTACAATATAATCAGGTCGCAGAATTTCTGTATGAATTAGTAGAAAGAGAAAAGTAATGACCTGCATTGTTGCTATTGCAAAAGATGGCGTTGTTTATATGGGTGCTGACTCTGGTGGTTCTGATGAAGAAAATGGAACAATTTTTACTTATCTTTCTCCAAAAGTTTTTTCTCGTAATGGATATCTAATTGGGTATGCAGGTAGTTATAGATTTGGAAAACTACTAGAATATGTATTTGAATTACCAGTAATACCAAGTAAAGCAAATACTCCAGAGGCATTGGATAAGTTTGTTAATGGAACACTTATGCCATCTCTCAGAAAACAATCTAAAGAGCTAGATCTCAATGCTGACGAGTTAGACTTTGACTGCATATTTGGAATCAATGGACATCTTTTTGAAGTTTGTAACGACTGGTTTGCATTAGAGCCATCTATACCATATCTTTCTACTGGCAGTGGAATGAAGTATGCTCTTGGGTCATTACATACAACGCAAGGCTGGAAAGATCCAGTAAAAAGAATTAATGCTGCACTTCAATCTGCAGCAGAATATTCTATGACAGTATCAGCACCTTTTAACATTTTATCGAGGTAACTATGAGTTGTGAATTATGTGACTTTCATAAGTCAAGAATACGAGAATTAGAAGCAGCAAATTCTTATTTAAAGAAGAGTGGAATTTTGTCTGTTAAAAGAAAGATTGAGTACATAAGAGATGAAAGAGCAAAGCTTGGACTTCCTATTGGTGGTCTTGAGATGGCATTAGAGGCGGTAAGGAGCGAGTTAAGTGACTTCTAAGAATGAAAGAGAAATAGTTTATAAGAAGAATACTTACACTGTTGATGATTTTGTTAAGAAGTATTCATATGCACTTGCAGCATATATGTTAGCAAATCAAATAAAAGATGGTCATATAGTTGACCTTGCTATAAATAATGCATCCTTTGCCGAAGCATTTTATCAAACTGTAGAGGCATTAACAGAATGAGAAAAACAGTAAACTTTTGGACACACGAAAAAGAAGTTGAGTTTTCAGTTCCAATTCCTTCTCCTGCAAAAAAGGAAGTCCCACAATGGTATAAAAGTCTTCCAAGATTTTTTGAAGGCAATAAGCAGGAGATAAATGACAGAGGCTCTGATAATCTAGGTGTAAAAGCTTGTATACCATTTTACGATGCAATGACTGCTGGTTATGTAATTAAATTACACTGTGATATCTATGTAAGTTTAGATCAGTACGGTAAACAAGTTATTCAATGGAAAAGTACTTCTAAGCCTTTGACTGCTAGACCAGAAACTGCAGCAAGTCAAGTTCCGCAAATAGAAGGGTTTACAACTTTTATGTTTGCTTGGGAAATTTTGTATCACTACATATTGCCAAAGGGCTATAGTGCAATTGTAACTCAGCCAATGAATAGATACGATCTTCCTTTTATAACAACATCTGCAATAGTTGACGGTGATCGTGGTATTGGACCAGGGGCAGTTGCTTTTGCACTAAATGAAAAATTTACAGGAATCATAAAGGCTGGTACTCCAATAATTCAGGTTATTCCATTTAAAAGAAAGTCGTGGAAAACAAAACTTATTAGTAAGCAACATAAGAGAGCAATTAATTTTACTCCTTACAATGAAGAAGGCTGGTATAAAAAGCATCTATGGAAAAGAAAGAGTTATGAATGATGTTACAGAAAATTTTAAGAGTCGCAGAAAAGCTTGGTCTTGATAAAGAAGAGTTATTGCAAATGAATTTATTAGAGGCTATGTTAAAAATTGATAATGCTAAAAAAATGTGGATTAAATATAAGGAAGAGGTAATGTGATGGATTTTTTTGAATGGCGTGACTATGGTATGGAAAAGGGCTGGATTTCAGAACCTTTTTGCAATACTCATGATGGAGACCCTTTTATGTCTGAAGAAGAGGCAACAGAATGGGAAGAGGGCGGAGACCCTTGCTTGGTAGTCTTTAAGGTATTTGAAGATAATATTAAGGTAGATTAATGGCAAACATTGAGTTTGTTGCTAGAAGTCCATACTACGAAAAAGTAGCACCAAGACCGTATCCAGCAAAAGATTTTTTACCAAAGTGGTATAAAGAGATGCCATCATACAATCAAGATATGAATGGAAAAAGAATCTTAACAGTAATGCATGGTGCTAGTAGTGTTACTCCAAAAATGTGCACCCCTATGTATGATAGTTTTACTACTGGATACATAATTCCACTTTGGGCAGATGTAGAAATTAGACAAATAAACGACAGACCAAATCTCTTCTGGAGAACAAGGGGAGATCAATTTCAAATGCATGGTGGATGGGGTAATGGTGGAGATGATGGGGTAACTGGTGTAACTACTCCTGATGGATATAGTCAGTATGTTTTTAAATGGTTAAATGGATGGGATATTAGAACTCCAAAAGGATATTCATGTTTAATTACTGACCCATATGCAAATGAAAATAGCCCATTTAAAGCAATTGGAGCAGTAGTAGACTCTGATAAACTTAAGTTATCTATACTTCCACCAGTTTGGATTAGAAAGGATTTTGAAGGCATTGTTGAAAAGGGAACTCCAATGGTTCAAGTAATACCTTTCAAAAGAGAAAGCTGGAATGCAAAGTATAGCTCTTTAAAAGAAGGAGAATATGATTTAATGGAAGAGGCTGGATTTGGTTCTCATATCAAAAATCATTACAAGAGATTTATCTGGACAAAGAAAGATTTCAGATAATGACAAAAAAGATTAAATTTATTGCAGTTCACGAGTATGCTTGGAGATTAGGGGATAAGCCATATCCTGCAAAAAACAATATTCCAAAATGGTGGAAAAAGATGGCTCCGTATATTGTTGACAAGGATAACCCAGAAGGAAAAAATTTCTTTATTAGAAATATGAGAAACAATCTATCTCCTAAAAAATGTATGCCAATGTTTGATGCAATGTCTGGTGGATATATAATTCCACTTTGGTGCGACATACAAGTAAGCAATATCTCAGAAGATAAAAGACATTATGTTCCAAACATATTCTGGAAAGCAACAAAAGAAGTTTTTGAAGGCAATATTGATGGTGCTGATATGTTGGATATCCCAGAAGGATATTCT